CCTGACAAACTCAAAATACTTTGCACTTGAGATACAGGCCAAGACCAAGATTGACGTAATTTTCCGTTAACACCAGATTGGAATAAAAAGCTACCTGCGTGTGTACTTGCATCACCAAAGCTAAAAATTAAGTTGCCGTTATCTGTGCTAACTTGGAAGGTTTGTTCTTCGCTATGCGCTTGACTTTGGAATTTTAGACGTTGAATGCTACTAACACTCGGTTCGAATTCAATATCCCACTTAGCACCTTTAAACTTAACAGACTTCAATTTTTCATTGATAATATCTTGACTCATAAAACGATAGTCGTTTTCGAAGTCGCCTGTGGAGTTTTGGAAGTGTAGCCCAGTTGGAATAATATCACCGTTCCTATCTTGCTTAACAACACTGATACCGGCGCCTTCTTTGTATTCAGGACATTTTAAATGGATGTCTAGCTTGTTTAAGTTAGGCATGCCAAATGTGCCGTCTAAGTCCTCTACCGGATTATGAGTCTTGGCATTAAGAATAACACTACGATCCTCCGCCATAGATTCGATTACAGTTTCCTTATCGGTACTTGTAATTTTAACCAAAGGCAAGAAGCCAAGGCTATGTGTGTGTGCAACTAGGTCTTGTAAAAAAGTTTTCATGTGAATCTCCGTATATTGTGATTATATTTAGGTTTTTGTGTAAAGTCAACGAATTTTATCATTATACTTTACCGTTTCTTCTAGTATAGTGATAGGCTTATTTAGGTTTTTAGAGTATTCTAAGAACGATTTTGTGTCTTTTGGAAAACACGCACCTCCAAATCCTCTAACACCATCTAAGCCCGGCACTAACGTATGGCTTCCGCCAATGCGAGCATCGTGCGAAATCATCTGCCTTACTATCTCATAGTCGGCACCGTTTTCTTTACACATGTCGTATATTTGATTAAAGAACGCAACTTTAGTGGCTAAGAAACTATTAACAGTGTATTTGGCCATACTTGCTTCAGCAAAACTGCATTCAAAGTATAATTTGCAATCTAGTAGAACTGTTTGAAATAACGTTCTCCAAAAATGATTAGGATCGTCGCCTCCAATAATCATAAATTTTTGTGTTGCAAAATCTTTGTCTGAGTTAACTGCCCGTAAGAATTCTGGGCTATAACAAATTTTATGTTCTGGAAATTGAACAATAATCTGTGCCAACCGCTCCGGCGTAACTGTTGACTTAATCAATACCGGAACATTAACTGGTATTTGTTCAATTACATTTAGCACTTCTGTAATGTCACAGTCATCTCCGGGTGTAGGGACACACACGATGGCCGCATCCGATTCTAGAAAATCACTAATTTTATTTTCAGTAAACTTAGGATCTACTATAAGTGTTCTATGTTTTGTTTGCAAGGCGTTACCTACTGCCCTGCCTACAAACCCGTATCCTATTATCATTATCTTCATATTAAAACTCAAATAAACTGTTAAAGGTATTTTTTTCTTCTGTGCTGGTAATGTTCCAGTTTAGAACACCAATAAGGTTTTCTAGCTTCTTATCGATAATGGTAGCTTCCATTTCAGCATGATCAAACGGCAAGTCTTTAAACCACTGCGGTAAACGTAGCTCGTCTACTGGATAGGCAACACTAGTAAAGTCTAATGGGTTAGATTTAAGTTTGCACACAATAACTTTGGCACCGTCAGTAATACCCATAGAGTATTTGTCGTTATACATTCTTTTCAAGGTATTCCAGTTAATACTAGCACGAACATGCCCTGGCATATTTGCTTTGCCTTGCTTACTTTCTTTTGCTTGGTATTCTGTAATATTGTTGGCACGTTTTGGAGACCCTTTCTCCCAGCCAGGACGACCTTTAAACTTCATTCTAAATTCGCTGATGTAGTCTAGAACTTCTTGTTCACTAGACCCTGTTAGTACCTTTTCAAGAATTTCGCTTAAGAAGTCTTGGATAAATTCAGGCGTATCACTGCGCTTAAGGTCTAATCCCATAGCTTTAATTTTACCAGGTTTGCCATCAACGTCTGTTCGTTTACCTTCTTTATCATAGTAAAGAACAGCATAACGCTTCTTAGTAATGAACAATGCCTTTGATCCAACAATTTCTCGTCCTGCTTTGATAACTTCTCCGCGTGTTTTAGGAACGTGGAAAGTATCTAGCATGAATTGTGGGAATGTAGTGTTTACTTCCTCACCAATTTGGTCGTATAGTTGTATAACACTTTCCTTAGTCCAAGGAATAAGACCAGCATCAATATCTTTCTTTAGTGTTGTATAGGCACTAAAGTAACAGCTATCTGTATCTCCATAGATAACCGATTTGCCTCGATAGTCATACTCGCCTGTAATAATTTCGTTAACCTTACTAGCCATGTGTTTAACAATTTGACGACCAGTTAGTGTAGTTGATTGACCGATACGTTTATCGAAAAACCTACAACCGTTATTAAGAATAGCGCCGTACAAACTATTCAAGTTAATCTTTTTAACCAGTTGTCGCTTGTCCCAGTATTCTTCTTCAATCTTATTACCTGCTTTAATTGCTTCCTTTAGTTTGGCCTGCATCTCTTTACGTTCAGCATACCAACGCTTTAACAGTCCTGGAATGATACCTTCCTTTTCGTAAGTAAAGATAGTACCGTTAGCACTTAACATCCAAGGCTGATTGCTTTCAAAGATTAATCTGTAAACTTCTGCGGCACTTAGTATATCACTAGATCCATCTTCCCAGTCAATAGTAATGTCAGTTCCGATTTCTTGATTCATTACAGCAGTATATTCTAACGAACCAAACAAACCTTCCCATGCTGCCGCAAAACTCTTACCTTTGGCAATTAAGTTTTGAATATGTTCTTCTGTATAAGTTTGCCGCAATTGGCCTACAATAGTTTCTGGGCCCATGTTTAATGCACGAATCGCAGACGGATAAAGACTGTTAATATCTAGCGATCCGACCCAGTCTTGTAATCCTTCTTTAGGATAAGCAACATACGCACCTGCCGCACCTTCATTGCTTTCACGCTCGCTCATCTTTGTTCTGTTAGGAACAACAAACCCCCGACGATGAGCTTCGTTAATAATTGCTTGTTCAGTCACGGCCACAGCACCCATTGTTGTTTGAATCAACACGGTATTTTCGTGTGCTAGTGTATTAGCAAGGTCTAGAAACTTTAGTTTTTTATCAAGTCTGTCCAATAGCGCACAGTCTTGTCTGTTATATTCGATGAACGTTTTGAAGTCATTGTTGTAGAGCTGATCCAATGTACCTTCGTATTGTGTTTTACGTTCTCCAAGCTCGTATTCCGCGATAGCATCCAGTCTATACGAGTGTCTTTCTTCATATGTGTACTTTCTATAAAGTTCTAGATAGTCTACATGAACACGACCAATAAAGTCGTAAGTAGTTGCTTCACGTCCAAATTTTTCAAACTCTCGTCTGCGAGGAAGTTGGTCAAACAAACAAAAACGGCGGGTGTCTTCTTTGCTTAGAACTTTTGTAACACGATTAACTGTATATGGAACGTCAAAGCCTTCGGAGTTCCAACCACTAATAACATCTGCATCTTTAATTAAATCTAAGAATGTGTCCAGCAGTTGTGCTTCGTTATCGAATAACATTGTATTTGGAAACTCTGCAACTAACTCTTTTGCTTTATCCATTGTTATTGTTTTAGGCGGAATCGCCAAACAAATCATGGTTTCCATCCATTGTAGGTAGACAGCAATCGCAGTAATTGGCATAAATGCATCATCGGGCGATGCATAACCACGTTCTGGATCAAAGTCTACTTCAATATCGAAAAAGGCAGCATTTAGTTTAGGAGCATCTGCATTTATATAATGCTCGCTAAGTGTTACAAAGATTGGGTTAATGTCTGCTTCGTATAGTGTCTTGCCACTGTTAATGGCCATTTCTTTACGAAGTTCTTTTGTGTTTTTGCACACGATACGGCTTACTGCGTCGCCGTAAATTGATTGATGTTTGCCCTTTGGGTCTTTTACATAAAATGTGTGGCGTACGGGAATATCTTTAAATTCTCTTTCGCCCTTTTTGTTTCGCTCCACGATTTTGATAATATCATTTTCGCGGTCGAACCATGCGTCGACATAAGACATGTATATTTTCTCCTAATGTCACTTGCGGCTGACAAATACCGAATAAGGCGGATTATGGCCCGCCTTGCCGTTAATAGTATAACAGTTTTAGATACGTTTTGTAATATCCAAAATTGCTTCAATTTCTTCCCAGTCTTCGTTATACTGGCTCCAATCGCCTTTATGAGCGATTTTAATTGCTTTATTAATAACGCTGGGTTTTACCTGTAATTCTTCTGCAACTGCTTTAACAGTTTCTTTTAAGCCTTCTTGTAAATCTTCAATTTCACGTAATACTGTGGAACCTTCGCTAATTAAGCGTTCCAATTTAGCCTTTTCTTCTGCACCGTATGAACGACCGCCCATGTGTTTCTCCTAAATAATATGCCTATTATAAACTACTTATCTTGTAAAAGCAACACAAGAGAAAAAAAATGGCAGAATTATTCTGCCATTCCGTTTTCGATAGTTGCAAGCCGTTGTTGCAATTTTAAAATAGTTTCAGATAACGATGGGGGTTTTAGTCCTAGTTTATCTAGTTCTTGTTGTGTTCTTGTGCCAATTACGCCGTCTTGTTTTAAACCTTTTGCTTTTTGGAAGGCTTTGATTTCTTCTGGAGTAATTGGATACTTGTCTGGATCATAGCCTAAAGTTTTTGTGTTAGCTGTATTAACAGCTTTATCAACGGCTGCTTGTGTGGCAATATTTGTACCAACATTAACTGCGCCTCTTGCAACCTTGGCAGCAGTTCCTGTTCCTTTTACTACTGCATTAGCAACAGCACCTCCGGGGATTGGTACAGCTAATGCACCTGCAACGTTTCCTGCACCATAAAGCCACGGGCTACGTTCTTGTGCGGCGCGATCGGCTGCAATTTGTTTTTCTAATTCTTGTTTATAAGTTCCTGGACCAAGAGCACTTTTAATGCCAGCGGCAATGTTCTTTCCAGTTCCTAATGTTACACCTTGCAATGCACCTCTACCAAAGTCGCCTGCATCTGATTTAAATTGATCCCAACTGTATTCTTCTAACTCTTCGTCGGACATGTGCGTAGCATGGCCGAAACTTTCAATTAGCTGTCCAGAGATACTACTGTCTTTTAAAATTAATAAAGAAACTGGATCGAACGTTACTTGTGTACCGTTGCTACGAGTTAGTGTAACTGAGTTATCTTCGTTTAAAACAAAATTCATTTTTATTTTACTGAACACTTGGGTACAGTTTTCCCATCTTTAGTTTGAACACCAGTTTGTACTTGTCCTGCTCTGCAAGTACTTGTCTTTGCTTTAGGTTTAATTGCTTTAGGTTTTTGTGCAGTTATCTTTGGCATAACTACTTCATCTAACCCTTTTGGAATATTCTTACTACGAACTCCGCCTTTGCGTTTTTCTTTCCCCAACTCGGATAATCCGTGTGCAACTTGTTCAATATTCATTTGTAGCTCAGGAAATAGTTTACTAATATGTTCCCAAACTAGTGGATCGTTGCTTTCTGCTAACTTGGCTAATTCTTTTAGCTGGTTGCGAGCTCGCATAATTCTGTATTCAATGCTACCAGGATTTGCGCCTTTGTGACTATGAACCATACTAGACATTGGTTTCTCAATATCTAATTCTATAGGTGCTTCGTCTACAGTATAGTCTTGCATGCCAGGTCCAACACCGCCGTCAAATCCAGGCTGATGTCCTTTTATTGCATGTTCTTTAATACGCTTACCGTCTTTGTCGTATTTGCCCGATTTCTTTTTTGAAATAGCAATAGCCGCTTGCTGTGCAGACGACTCTTTAATCATTACACGTTCTGCAATAACGCTGGCATACTGGCGGATTAGATCTTTTCGATCTTCTTCTTTTTGTTTTATTGCTTCTTCAGCTTCAACAAAGTATTTAGAAATTAGACTGTTCTTAACAACTTTTTCTTTAGGCTTTTGATAATGTTGCATAGCCATTTGAACCGGCAATGTAACTTTATGAGGAGAACTTTCATTTAATATCTTAACATCGTTTTTATCTACAATAGACAAAAACTTAGACAAGTCATTTTCTTGTACTTGTGTTGTTGTCATCTCCTGCCCGCCAATATTGTATCTAGCAGTAGTACCTTGAGGTCCTTGCTGAACACTCATAGGTCCTGCATTATAATTTTGTTGTATTACTTTTCCGCTAGGATCTGTTTCTTGGCTGTATCCGCCAAAGGCCGGACTTTGTGTTTTAACATGTTGTCCTTGTGCATTATACACATAAACTCCCCAGCCACCACTATAGCTAACAGTACCGTCTTTGTTAACAGTTACACGCTCACCGTTATCTAAATCTTTAGATTGCCCAGGTTGTAGCCCAGTTACGTCTGGCATTGCAGGGATTGGATCAGATTCGTTAACGGTAATAGATGATGGCATGGTGGCCATAACATCTTCTTCTTTGTCTATACTTGCAACAATTCTTTGAGCTGTTGCTAAATCTGTAATACCAGTTTGTGGAGGAGGAATTTTTCCTTCTTCAGGAGTACCAGATAAAGACAATGGAGCACGTAGGTAAGTTACGGTGTAACTACCATCGGGTGCTTGTGTGATTGAGGCTGCTTTGCTTGTTGACTGATTTATATCAGCTTCACTAACTAACTTTAAGAACTTAGACATTTGATTTGCGCCTTCTACAGGCTTTGTAGAAGCACCATCAAAAGCCTGTAGAATTCGCTTCATGTCCATAGTATTATCCTAATAGACGATTTGTAAGTTCTTTAATACGATTGATATCTGTTGACTCGTTAATTGATTCAGTCTTTTTATCAAAAGGCTTACCTGCTTTTTCAGCAGCCTTAGCACGTGAACCCCAAACTTCATCTTTATCGGATTCTACTTTACCGTCACCGTCATAGTCTTTGTCGGCCATCTTTGCTTTTTCTGCAATGTATGCCTGAGTTTCTTTGATGTTCTTCCACATAGCTGCCGCGGCAACTGCTTTAGGATCTTTAGCACCAGACTTCTTAGCAGCCTTTTCTACTTTAGCAAATCCTTTACCTGGTTTACCAATGTCTCCGCCTGCCTTAGCTTTTTTAACTACTTCGGATTTTTTCTCTTTGCTTAGTCCTGCACTTGGCTTAGACTCGTCAACTTTCTTTTCTTTCTTAGCGTCCTTGGCGGCTTTTTTCATCGGCTCTTTCTTGTCGCCGTCTTTGTCTAAGTCAATGTAGTCTGGCTTAGATGCTTCGTCTACTTTCATCTTGTGACGTGTTACAGAACCTTTGCCGAAACGCTTTTCCCAATCTTTACCCGACTTCTCTTGTTCTTTGTCTGCTGACTTTTGTTCACGACGCTCTGCACCAGTCATACCTGCCTTACTTGCTTTCTTCTGTGCTGGCTCAACGTGTTGCTCGTCAGAGTAATCACCTTTCTCGTGCTTTAGACCTGTTTTAGTCTTAGTTACTGTGCCGCCACGGGATGTTTTATAAGAATCACCTGTTTTCTTAAGATCTTCTTGACCTTCTTCCATTTCTTCGTCGTCTGGAATACCGTTGTGATTTGCATCCATACGCTTGTGAGCAGCTTTAGCAGCCTTCATTAGACGATTGTACTTCTTAACCTTTTCTTTAGTAGCTTCAGGAACTTGTTTTTCTGGCATCATTACAATACCAGAGCCACCACATTCTGGACATTGTGATTCGCCGCCACTTAAAATTCCTTCGTGTACGTGCTTTTCTTTCTTTTGCTTTTCAGCTTGAGACTTCTTAAGCTCTTTAATCTTCTCTTTAGCTTCCATCAAGCGATTCTTGATAGCTACTTTTTGACTCTCGCTTAATACATCGCTGTCATCTAAAGCCTTACCGTACTCGCTAAACTTCATTTCATACTCTAGATAGTGATACACACTAGCAATGTAGTCTGCGGCTTTAGTAATTTTAGCCTGTACCCATCCTTCTAACTGATCATCATCGTTGAGGTTTTGGAATAGCTTGTGGGCATAGTTGGCTAATTTAAACAAATCAGCCTTAGCCATCGCTCCTTCGCGATCAGCTTCACCGCCTTGTAATCCAACTACTGGTTGTCCTGTTGGTTCATTGTTATCTAAATCTAGTGGCATGTTGTAACTCCGTTATCTTTATATATTTATCGTTTTATGGCTGGCCCACCGAACAAACTAGCACCCTTCATGTCCAGGGCATTTACGGCTGTTCCTGCTTTAGTTTTGGGTTGTTTTACTTTAGGCTGTGGAGGCGCTTTTGTACCCGATCCTGTACTAGGACTTCCTGTGTAGCTCTTTTTACCTCGGGCCTTTCCAGGACTAATGTGCGGTGCATCTACAGTTCCTATGTTAGATGCGTTTGTTGCACCAGCAGTAGCAGTTTCTGCTAAATCGTCTTCTGGCTTTTTAGTTAAGAAAATTTTGGCAGTTGGATTGTTTTTAAGAATAGCTAGTCCGTACTTTGTAGCACCACTTTTCCAATCAAAAGACTTGGGGATACCTTTTTGCTTATAAATCTTTCCGTTGATTTTTAAATACCAAGGTCCACGATCCTTTTCACGTTGTTGACGTTGCCATTCTGGGTCATCTTCGTGTTCTACACCAGCATTACGCTCTCGATTTCTAAAATCTTGTTCACTGCGTTGAGCGGCATCCCATGCTCTCTCAGCATCTCTTTCAGGATTATAGCCGTAACTGTAACCTCTTCTGCGCCAATTTTCGTCTAAGTCTTCAATTTTCATATTTTTTTCTCCCCTGTTAAGTAGGGTAAACTAAACCATAATTTAAACCATTCAGGAGTTCCTGGTTTAATATTATTTTCTCTTTCAATGCGTAAATTTTCATTGCCAGTAATACTTATATTGCTACCACGCATCTCATGTAATCTTGCATCAGAACCTAACCCTGCTAAATGTTGTATTGCCTTTAACTCGTGTACAGGATCATCCGGTGCAAGATAACAGTCATCGGCACTATCTTGATTTATGTGCTCTGTGGTAATTCTATACTGTTTCATTTTAATGTTGATCTTAGCATCCAGCTGTGTTTTTTGTGAGCATCTTGACGCCCTGCTAAAAAGTCAGCTAACCCGTGATCGTCGTTTTGCTCTGCCATATCAAACGTAATGCGGAAAATGTTAGCTAACTTTTCGCTATCCTGATATAATGTTTCGTACATTTGTTCTGCAGGAATGTTTTCTTGTTCGTCCTCAATAGCACTTAGCATACTAAACTTGTGGAAACTTGCTGGCGCATAAGTTCCAGCTTTACGTAAATTTTCTGCAAAGTCGTCAATAATGCTTCCAACTTCTTCGTAAATTTTACCGAATAATTCGTGGTCTTGTGCAAATAATCTACCTTCTACGTTCCAGTGGAAGTTTTGTGCCTTTAAGTAAAAGGCATATTCACTAGCAAATGCTGTTTTTAAAGCTAAGTGATATTTGGTTAACTCCATTTTAAACTCCGTATTTGTTCTTTTTAATCTTTGCTACAGCACTTGTCTTATTAACATCGGCCATTTCTTCACTACGATTACCAGACCAGTTTTGTATAGTTCCAGCACCGACTTGTAACGCGGCTGCTTTCACCATTTCAAATTCTTCTTCTGTATATGAGCTGATTAACGGATCTCCGCCAATCCAGTTGTCTGCTTCAATTTTAGTAGGAAACGTAGGAGCACCTGCAAGTGCTATACTCATTCTATAATTTTTATAAGCACTACCAGTACTTTGGTTTAAACCAGGAATGGTTACTGCATTTTTCATGGCTGACTTCTTTTCTTTGTCGATATTTTTTGTACCGCCCTTGCCAACTTTTCCTGAAGATCCTTCTCTCAATGACCTAGCTAATGCATTGGCTTCTTTTACAGACTTTGGCTTTTTACCAAACGAAGGATCGGACATTCTTGTATGCGCCTTTTTCATTAAGTCACGTACTTCGTCGTCGCTAATTTCAGGATTCATAGCATCTCGCCATGCCGCAAATTTCTTATCGTCGTCAGCAGAAGGATCTTTAAGTATATCACGCATTGGTGTAGCACGTGGTCCTTCTACGTTTGCAAACTTACTGCTAGTTTCTTGTCGACTGATAACCCTCATAGAGTCAAAGCCAAACTGTTTGTAAGGCTCAACTCCAGACTTATCTGGTTTAACAAGATACTGGAATGCCGGCTTTTGATCAGCACCAACAACAACTGTTACATCTGTATAACCAAGATTTCCTAAATGTTTAAGAACACGATTTAAATCTGGTAACTCTTCGCTTGCTGTATGGAAGATGTGCGCCATTTTAGGGAATACTTTTTTGTAAAGATACAATTTTTCTTCGGGTGTGAGAGGATCGTCTTTACCCATTGTACGACTTACAACAAAATATGGATCTGAATCTGTATCTCTAGCTTCGCTAATGACTGCATCAGCAAGGTACATGTGTCCCTTATGACCCATGCCTCTTCCCCAACCGATGACGGCTGTTTTGCTCTCGCCTGTACGCTCGATATTTTCTGCAAAAAGTTCTCTTAAATTCATTAGTCCTTCCTTGGAGCCCAGTTAGCTTGATCTATAGCTTTGACAAATTGTCCAGGCAAATCATATTTAAACTTTCCTCCAGGGTGTGCTTGTGCATAACCTTCTGGTTTTGTTTGTCTGATTCCACCGTGCGTACCTTGCCCTAATACAGATAATAACTTCATTTTTTCTTGTGTAAGCATTTCTACAGCGTCTAATACTGTATTTAACCCTGGATGTGTTAAAACTTTTTGTGCTTGTCCTGCACTAAGGTTAGCCTTAACCCAAGTTACAAATTTAGTTTTTGTACCTGCTACACGTAAATTCTGGTTGAAAAATTTGTAAAGTATATCACCTGGCTTGCTTAATCCAGGCTGTCCTGCTAAGAAGCTATCAATTACATTAGCATTTGTTGAGATAAAGTTAGCAACTTGATTTAGTCCTTCTTCGTCTGCGCCAGGTGCTTCTTCTACGTAAGTAGTTCCTTGAACTATAACATCGGGTGTTGATAGTTCTTCTGCATTGGGGAACCTTTCTTCATCTCCGCCTAGAGTTTTATAGTAGCCAGTGGCAGCAACCATAAGGTGTGCAGTTTTAATACGCTGTCCTAACTCAGTATCTGCTGAAATATGGAATGTAGTTATGTTGGGAGTAAATTCCCACTCGTTAGTTTTACGATTTAATACAGCAGGTTTGATTGGGCTAAACAATATTCCGCCTTCTATAAATCCAACCTGCGGACTAATCTTTTCAAAGTAAGGCCATAGTTGAGCTAATCTTTTTGCAAATGCTTTTCTTTCTTTACTAGCACTGGCATCTCCAGTGTTCATAACAAAGTTTTCTATGTCCTTAGGGCTATCCATCATTGTTGAGACGCCATTCTTTGTTTGCATGGCGCCACGCTTTACATAGTCCCAAGCATTTTTTGGAAACATTCTAAATGTTCCGTTTTCGTCTCTACCCCAATACACTACTGGGCTACCGTCCCACTTTAATTCAATTGAGCCACCTTGTGTGCCCATTTGACGCAGACGCTCGACAGCATGTAATCCGCCGTTACTCCCGTTCGTAAAAACTAAATCTTCAATATGCTGATATTTACGACCTACTGCTGGCGCAGCCTCTTTTAATTCCCACCCTTCAGAAACTTTAAGCCAACTAGACCCACCGCTTGCTAGGTCGAATATTTCTCGTTTACGTGTTGGATCTGGAATAGCATTAAGAATAGATTCAACACTTCCTAAATCTTCTGCTTTGGCATGTTGTCCAAGCAAGGCTTTTGCAATATCATCTAAGTTATCGCTTAACAAGTTTGCTTTTTTACCCTTGTCATCTCTAGCATAAAGACCTTCGTCTGGACTCCAAAGCATACCCTGACTAGTTGCTAATGCGTTCATCATCATTTGTTTGTGGACACCTTTATAAGGACTGCCAGCAGGTATATTGTGTGTGTGGAACTTACTTACACGCTCTGCGTTCTTAACTGCTTTAATGTCTACTTGATAATAACTATCTTCAAATGGTAATAGTATGTGAACTGTTACGCCTGTTCTCTTAGTTTGTAAGCCTTGGTTTTGTAAAAATTGTTCTAATCCAATTCTAGCCTGTTTAGGTTCGTTAGTTTTCATCATAGTCATGATGTTGTCTAAATCAACCATAACATCTAAGTCACCGCTCATTTTACCGGGTGTCGGTGTTGCGGCACTGCCTATCAAGTGTGCTTTAGTATTGACGCCTGCTAGGTACTTGTTTGTTTCTGAGGCCAGTCTACTAGCAATAATTTGATCGAATTGCTCAGACTCTGGCCAGATGTTTCCGCCTTCAGCGAGAACTTTTTTAGGATTGGCAAATAATTCACGAAGTAACATTATTAATCCTTATACTTGCCATCGGAAATGTGTTGTTTAACTTCCTCGTGCATTTTTTTACAAACTTTAGATAGTAACTCGTTATCTAAGTTTTCAGGAAGCTCTCTGATAGGAAACTTTTGAAGGTAAATTTTGTAACTTTTTTCTACAGCAGGGCGAAAGATGCTAGCTTCTGGAATCTTTTTTGTTTTAGATCCAACCAAACACTTTACAATAGCTGGGTACACTTCTCGACGATATAGCTCATCGTCGTTATTCATGAAATAAACTAAGTCCTCGATGAGGTCGTAGTCTAATTCTCTTTTATCGCCTGTTTGTTTAACAAAATCTAAATCATTAAAGATTTTGCCCTCTAATAGTTCACGTATACGCATTTTTAAGCCCGTAAAATAATAATGCAGAAAAATCTGCGGTTATTGTATTTATCGCTTTGGCTATTTACGTGCTACGCTTTGATAATGCGTTCTACTTTTCCTATGCAAGAGCCCAGGTGTAAACGGGCTAGCATCAGGTTCTTTTCGCCCGTTATATAGAAGTGTGTACCGCCCCAACTGCGTGGACGTTGTAGTGCTCGTTTAGTGCTTTTTGTTAGCTTAACCTTGTCGTTAGACTCTGCCCAGTCGATAAAAGCAGTATGTTCTGTGTTGCTTTTGCTCAAAGTTACCTTAAATTCAAAGTCTACTTTGGGCATTATAACTGTGCCTTCTTCTAAATTTGTGTTGGCAGGAGGCACAGATATGTATTTCACCTTGGCTTTATCTAACTTAGTCAATGCGTCTACATTAGATTTAGTGTTTGTATAGACGCTAAGGTATGGGCTTTCAACCCTAATATCGATATCGCTTAGTTTAGAAATCTTTGCTAGTAATTTAGAAGCATAATCAAACTCTTCCTGTGTTTTGATTAGTTTGTTGACGGGGTTATAGGTTTTACTTGCAAAATCAACTTTCTTTAGCTGAGTGGCAACATTGTCCCAGTCCCCGTTCCTAAACCAACCGGCACCTGCACATATCAACACAATTTTGTATTGATATATGCCCCGGAAAAGTCTTGTAGTAGTCTTATACTCCATTTTCTAGTATAGTATCTTCAACAGTTAGCAATGGTACCTTTGGCTCTTTTGGTGCGGCAATCAATACTAGTTTGTCATCATCTGTAGTTACAGAAAGTGTCCCACCGTTTTTTAGCTCACCAAACAACATCATCTTAGCCAACGGACGCTTAATTTCTTTATCAATTAAGCGATGCAATGGTCTGGCACCCATTTTGTTATCAAAGCCTTTAGCAATTAGCCAATTAATACTTTCTTTATCTAATTTAATCTTGATAGACTTTTCTTTTACTTGGCTACGAAGCTCATCAATGAACTTTGTAACAATCTTAACCATAGTATCCTTGCCCAACTTATTGAATGTAATAATACCATCCAACCGGTTACGGAATTCTGGTGTAAAGAACTTGTTAAGGTCTTTGTCTGAGTAATCTTTTTGTTGTGATCCAAAGCCAATTGCATTTTTCTCAGCTTCTTGTGCGCCTGCGTTAGTTGTCAGGATAAGAATTAAGTTTCGGCAATCTGCTTTCTTACCGTTAGATCCGGTAATAAAACCATTATCCATCATCTGCAATAGTACAGTTGATACATCCGGATGTGACTTTTCAACTTCGTCAAACAGCAATACAGCGTTAGGACTTTCTTGAATAGTAGTAATAAGCAATCCAGCATTTTCTTCAAAGCCAACGTATCCTGGGGGACTACCGATTAACTTAGAAATGCTGTGCTTTTCTTGATATTCAGACATATCAAATCGAAGAAGTTTAACACCTAAGTTCTTAGCAAGGGCTTTTGCAGTTTCTGTTTTACCAGTACCAGTTGGACCCATAAACACAAAGCTACCAATTGGTTTGTTTTCAGACTTTAAGCCTGCTTGTGCAACCATAATCTTATCTACAATTTCTGTAATAGCAAGATCTTGGCCAAACACTTCTTCTTCCAAGTTTTCTTGCAAAGTAGCTAAGTTACTAGATTCAGTTTCCATGATTTTTTCTTCTGGCATCTGAACCATCTTTGCAAGTTCGTATTGAACTTCTCGCTCGCCGATTATACGTTCTCCGGCAATCTTCAAGTTAAAACGAGAGCAAGCCAAGTCAATCAAGTCAATAGCTTTGTCTGGAAGTTTTTTATCTGTTTGATACTTAACAGACAACTTAACTGCGGCTTGAATGGCGTCTTCTCTAATTTTAACATTATGGAATCCTTCGTAGTATTTTTTAATACCTTTAAGGATTTGAATAGACATTTCTTGTGTAGGCTCGTCGATAGTAATGCGTTGGAAACGACGCATCAAGGCACGATCCTTTTCAAAGTGCTTACGATATTCTTCCCATGTAGTAGATGCAATAACTTTAATATTGCCTTTGCTAAGAGCAGGCTTCATCATGTTGGCAAGGTCGTTAGCTCCGTTGCTAGCAGAACCGGCACCGCTAATCATATGTGCTTCATCTACAAACAACACAGTCTTACCTTTCTTAGAAAGACCTTTCAACACTAGTTTGAAACGTTCTTCAAAGTCACCGCGATATTTGCTACCTGCAAGCATAGCACTAATATCAAGACTGTAAACCTTGTATTCTTTTAAGAAGTCTGGAACAGATCCGTTAACAATATTAAATGCAAGACCTTCTGCAATAGCAGTCTTACCAACGCCAGGATCTCCAACCAGGATAACGTTGTTTTTACTACGACGACCAAGTGCAAGCGAAATATTTTCTAGTTCGTCGATACGTCCAATGACAGGGTCGATTTTCTTTTTAACAACCATGTCGTTTAAGTTAGAAGTAAAGGCTTGTAGTGCCCGCTCTCCTTGCGTATCTTGCGGAGAACTTTCTTCACTTTCTTCTGTTGCGTTGTTAAGATAATCTGCAAATTTTTCTTTATCAATTTGCGCTTTAGAAATATAAAACTGTGCCCAGCTACGCTTTTCGCCCATCATGGCCATAAAGACATCTGCTGGTTCGATACGTTGACGTCCGTTAAACAATACTTGGGTAAATGCTCGATTTAGAACACGCTCGACAGCTTGTGTCTTTTTAGGTTTTACAACTACATCTTCAACAGTGATTTCACCGCACTTATGCTGTAAAAAGTCTGCAAGTTCTTTCCTCAATGATTCTGGATCTTTGCCAAAACCTTGAATGCAGTTGCTAAAACTTTCTTCTAGCAACATTGCGAACAACAAGTGTTCAATTGTTAGATATTCGTGATGTAATTTTTTAGCGGTATCAATAGCTTTTTCAAAAACTAGTTGAAGGTTGTCACTTGGTTCGACCATCGGGGTTCCTCTTATATAACATGTTTATATTCTAATACCTAACGTAACAAAAATCAAATTATTTGATTAGGTATTAATAGCCTCATTAAGTTTTTTCAATTCGGCTATGATTGCTGGGTCTGTGACTGCTGGAGTTTTAATATTGATTACGCTTACAAAGCGTCCTTTGATTCCAGTATTGACATTAGGGAATCCAGAACCGTGGCTAGCATACTCTACTCCGGATTCTACTCCTGCCCTAATTTCTAAATCCATTGTTTGCCCTGTAATTGTTTTAATAGTTTTGCGACAACCAATCATAGCTTCAATTGGATTAATATTAATTGTTGTATAAAGGTCGTCGCCGTTCCTGCTAAACATAGGATCAGGCAACACAATTACAGTTACATTTAAACTACCACGAGGTGCATTAGGAACAGAATCATCTCCTAATCCTTGGTATCTAATAGTTTCCCCGTGGCTAATACCAGGAGGGATATTAATTACAACGTTTTGATTACGACCACTAGGTAACTTGTAACTTGCTTCAAGTTGCTTTCCTTGATAGGAGTCTAACAACGTAATTTGACATTGTATGTTAAGATCCCTATTTCTGGCTGCACGCCTGCCAAAAATATCTCCAAACGGATTAGACCTGCTTCCAAACGGATCAAAAGAAGCTCCAAAAATGTCATGGAAGTGTTGGAAATCTCCGCTATTGAAGTGGAACTGACCACCGCCCCCAAACTTTCTTTGTTGGTCGTACTCTGCACGTTTCTGGCTATTGCTTAATGTATCGTAAGCAACACTAATGTCTTTGAACTTGGCTTGGTCTCCGCCTTTATCGGGGTGATGCTGATTAGCCAATTTCCTGTAGGCTTTTTTAATTTCGTCTGGGCTAGCACCTTCGCTAACACCTAAAATTGAATAGTAATCAGTCATAGTCGTAAAAACAGGTCAAGTAATATAGATAATACTATATTTACATTGACCTGTCAAGACCAAATAATTTTTGATTATTTCTTTTCAGGTACTTTTTCGCCTTCTACCTTCTTGTGAACTTTGATTTTCTTGCAGACTTGTTTGTCAGAACCGTCTTTGTTCTTTACAACTTTGCCTGCTTTGTCCTTTTGGACTTCACAAACTTCCTTCATTTCGCCGCCGGCAAATGCTGAACCTGCAAATGCGATTGCTAAAAGTGCTAATAATTTTTTCATTTATTTCTCCTTAAATTACAGGTTGTGGCTCATCGGGCACAATCTTTTTACCACTTGCTGTGGTTCCTATCGGGCTTGGCGCACCACCAAAGCCTCCGAATCCTGTGTTTGCTGCCGGCACCGGACTAGGTGTGCCTCCAAAGCCGCCTCCGCCAAAGCTACTTGGGGCACTTGATGCTCCGAAACTTGACGTAGCTGGTGCTGAGAAACTGCTTGGTGCTGCCGGAGCAGAGCCAAATGTTGTTGGGCCACTTGTTGCCATTGGTTGTGCACCACCATTGTTTGCTCCTCCTAGTTTTTCTTGTGTTCGTCCCCATGCGGCTAAACCAAGTACAGCACCCATGGCAATATGGAATAAACCAGCACCTTGTAGTGTCAGAGGATTCCATTGTGTAATTGGTTGATGGTGGAACGTTTGTAATAAACTCCATAGGATAGGAAATATAACCATGTCCATAGTACAGACAACCATATACATCCAACCCATCATTGGACGCCACTTAGAATTCATCCAATCTTCTTTTTTCTTTTCGCTTTCGCTTTGCACTGCCTCGCTCATTTTGCGCTCCTTTAAAAATCGAATAAGCCCTTTTTCTCTTTATCGTTTATAAACTTTTCCGCTATTTCTGCGGCCTTCGCTCTCACAATAGGGTCTGGGCTGTTTAACATTTCGTTTATCAAAGCTAACTTTGCCATCCTTTCCATTGTCTTATCTCTAGAGATAGATTTTTCAGACTCTGGACTGACAGTTGCACACCCTGATAATACCAACAATGCTAATCCTACTATTGCAGTTTTCATTTTACACTTTCGTAAATCTTTTTCTGTTCGTTATACCATTCGTTCCACCCATCGACTTTGGTGGAACATTCATAATAAAGAGTATAATTTTGAACAATAACTTTTAACATTTCTGTTATAGCAACTTTATCGCCTTCTATTTTCTTTAAATTTTCGCAACGCTCTTTTAATGCACTAGGAGCGTCTGGAAACTTTTGTTTAACTGGTACAGAAGTACAGCCTGCTAAGGTAATAGCGAGAGCAAATATTAGCGTTCTCATTTCTTACCCTCCGCTGCCTTGTTTATTTCTGTTAAAAACTCTGGCGGTGTTGCAGCCTTGTTGTGCTCGTCTATGATAAGTTTAGGAACAGGGCAACTTTCAACGTACTTGATTATTTCTTTGTCTTGTGAAATTACACGATCCACATATTCAATCTGTGTTTTGCCTCGTTCTTTAATAACTTTTGTTTTTTCAACAATCTTAGTTTGTATTTCAACATTTTTGTTATTGGCTTTTTCTTCTGCAATTTTTACTTGCTCTTCTAACTGACGAACTTTATCTCTCCAAGCCATTTCCGTATCGTACCCGCCTCGTAACCATACACCTAAGACTAATAAAATAACACCTACGGGTTTTAAAACTTGCACATATTTTCCGTAAAATGGAATCCAACGACCTAGCCAGCCTGCTGCCACACCAGTAATGCCAGCCGCAATGATACCCCAGTAGATCCAGTTTAACACTGAATCTGGTATTAGACTAAGCATCCAACTGATCTGACCCACTTTATGCTCCTAGCACATGCAAAGCATGGTCGTAGTGTTTCTGACGATCTGCTAAACCTAGTGTACCGCCGTTAATACGTTTTGTCAGTGTTAGAATGTCGCCACTGTCAGCCCACTGGTTTAAGTTGTTTGCTTCCCAGAACCATGCGGCGCTTTGTACGCAACCTTCAAATGTTGTTAAATGTTCACTAGCTTCTTCAACAGAAATTTCTAAACTTTGTGCATAACGTGTATAGTTATCTTTACCAGTTAACTGAATTAAACCACGTCCACAATATCTCCATCCATCACCGCTTTCTTCTGGACCGTTGCCCATACGATTTGCGTAAGCACGGTTAGCAATTTTTTCTGGTTTCTTTTCATAGGCTTTTGCAATTTCCATACTAGGAAAATATCGCGGCCAAACACGCATTAAACTTTCTGCTTTGTAGTTTAAGTTTTCTTTGATAGCACGGTAGTTGCCTGATTCGTGTGCTGTCTGTGCTAAGAAAGCCGCAACACGCGGTACAGTATTGATGTCGTAATCGGGAAGGATCCTACATAGAGCCTCGTACCAATGGTCTGCATAAGGATTATTACCAATAATCGCTTTAAACTTATCTATTGAAAAATCAAAATCAAATCCGTCCATTATTCTTTCCTTTTAAGTGCAACGGCCCAGCCGCTGTTTTCAAATATAAATGTGTTTTTAATTTTTGTAATGTTGTAGTTGCCTATTACCTTTGTTAAAAACATTACTTCGGCCATGTCTTTGCCTTCTAATACAATTGGTCCTTGAATGCTTTCGTAAACTTCTTTTTTAGGACCACTAGTAATGATGTTAAAATCTATCTTACCACCAAACGGTCTTTTGAAAGAGATAGACTCGTCTAGCATTTGTATACCGTCTGCATAACTGCGAGAAAAGAACTCTTGGAAATTTTCTAAACGATTCCTTTCAGAAGCTCTTTGATATTCTTCTTTGTTTTTAGGAACAATTAAATCTAAGTTTTCTAATGATGCATCTAAACTTTTAAAACTTTTAAAGTATCTAAAACGCATGTCTTCCATGTTTGTCAATTTTTCGATACCTTCGATAAGTTCATAAATTTGTCTACCTATGTACCTTGATCTTTCAATCTCAACATAGACACGATACGTTCCGTCGTCTGTTTCGCCGGGGCTAACATCTGCATCTAAAATAAAATCGTAGCCCATCTCAAAGAAGTTTTCTAAATCTTTAGCAGGGTCTTCACTATCAACTGTAAAGCTAAGAACACAAACGTCTTCGTCGTTACCTATTTTACTCTTGTAACTATCGATTTCAAAAACTTTTTTAACTAAGTCTCTTAAATCGCCAGCGTGTAGGCTTTCATTTAATTTCATACTGCGCCTCCAGGTGCTGCCGCTGGTGCAGGAGCAGCCGGCGCCGCAGGAGCCGCGCCAGGTGCTGCCGGAGCCTGTGCCGCAGCCATAGGTGCTGCCGCAGTGCCTTGTGTTGGTTTTGCTTCAGCTTCTTTGTCCTCGTTCTTCAACTTGTCCATGTAGCCTTTGTAAATGTCGAACGCAACCTTCTTAGGCATAGTAATTTCAACAATCCATATAGGTTTACGTTCTAATCTTCCTTTTTTAGTTCCAGGACGCATGTCTTCAGGAACACGGATTTTTCTAGGTTCAACTAAATGTGACTTTTGATAAGTTACTTTGCAACCTAAATCCTGTAATCTTTTAGCGGCAATAGGGTTAGGCATCTTTGAATGCTCCCACATAAATCCTGCTGTGATCCAGTGGCGATCTACCTTAGGGCCGTATGCTAATTCACCGTCTTCCCAGTTTTCATATACATAAACATCCATTTCGTCAAGCACACGCTCGAAGTCTTTTAGCACAGCTAAACTACTGTTGTTTTCGTATAAATCTTGTACATTACGTATAACGTCTAAAATATCGTGCATTTTATAGTCCCAGGGTCTTCTATACTTATTTAGCTGTATCAAAATCATATGTTATAGCTTTACTTTTACAGGAAATTAGTAAATAATTGTGTAGGACCTCTGTAGTTATCAGGGCGGTCACTACAAGTCCTGCTTTAATAGAGTAGGAGCAAACTTAGATGAGTAAAAGAGTGAAGAAACGCTTTACATCAGAAGTTAATATCATTGATTTTCAACCATATCTTCCAGCGAAGAAACATCGCGTAATAATTAGCGCACGAAATCCTAATCAAAAAGTATACTTACAAAAGTTACAGGACGAAAGCAAGAATATCATTCTAGCTATCGGACCAGCCGGCACGGGCAAAACCATGTTGGCTGTTCAGCACGGGATTAAGATGTTCCAAGATGGACTAGTTGATAAAATCATTGTTACAAGACCCGCCGTTAGTGTAGACGAAGATCTAGGATTTTTACCAGGTGACTTGAATGAAAAGATGGCACCGTGGACAAGACCTATTTTTGACGTCTTCCAAGAGTATTATCAACAAAAAGAAAT